TCACTACGAGAATAACCATTCTTCAATCCATAGCGTTTAGCATATTTAAAAATATTTCCCAAACAAAAACCTAACCCATGACCTGCATCAATAATAACATCAGTTGCTTGATACTTATTCTGAGCATAGTGCTCCTCATAAGTTGCATCAATATACTCCTGAGATTCAATTAAGTATTCGTCTTCTTTAAATTTATATTCCATTGTTCTTCTTAATGTATTGTTGCATCTTCAGGTGGTTCAATATCCGTATCCCTACTTAAATGTTTAATTAATAAAAGAGATAACCTTTCTAATAATTCCTCTTCCAACTGCTCTAAGTTTTCTCCTGCGTATAAATAACTTCCTATAACTACTAACATAGTTCTTAAATCTGCTTTGAATAAATCTTTATCCTCTTCCATCATTAAGTATTTCATCGAGTCCAATCGTTCTGACATCTCTGCTTCGCTCCTTCTTTAAAATCTTTTTTATATTCTTTACAAACCATTTAAAACTATATGATGATAACATCATTCTTCTGTTTGCATATACATGTGTTTGACTAGGTAAGTAATCTTCAAAGTTACTTTCATCTATCTTAGTAGCTTCTTCATCACTTACCATAGTCTTTAACCAATCTAATAACATAGACTTAGCATGGCTTCTTAGCTGTTTAGCTTTCTTACCATTCACTGTCTAGTTATCTCCAATACATTAGGTTCTTTTTCAACCTTTGTTAAGTACATTAAACCTTTAGAATACTTAAACACTCTTAAACCTTTACCATCATTAGCATCCGCATGGCATTCATTCTTATGTCTGCAATAAAAACAACCACGAGGCAGCTTCATATTACCTGCCTTTCCTTCAGGTATAGGAGTATAGCATAACTTAGGAGGTTTGTCAAGTTTTATAGCAGCTTTTACAGCTTTTATTTTAGTTTTTATATTAGGCTTATCAAAGAAGCTAGGTCTGTGTAAAGTTAATTCACCACTCTCTTTATTTAAAACTAGAAAGCCACCTTCCTTAGTCTTCTCTGCTGTTTCATAGCCTGATAACTGAGCAAGATAACCAAAGGTATCATCATCTTTTAAAGTATCATTCTTAAACTTACGGAATGCATAGCTTGAAGCCGTCTTAATATCTATAACTTCTCCATCTATCTTACAGTCCATGTGTCCATAGACACCACTAACCTTGACTTCTTTCTGTTCATCTGTTACCTTATGACCAGCTAATTTCACCAAGAATAAAACAACCTCTTCTAACAAATGACCATACAGAAACTTTATAAAAGTGTGAGGTGGAATTTCTTGTGTGTTCTCACCTTCTGATTTTAAATCATACCACAGTTGTCTTAATGGTCTACCTATGTTAGACATCCTAAGAGTTTCTTTATCTCTTTCTCTAGGCGTAGACCAATGACGTAGTGCTTCTTTCATAGCATTGCCAAAGTTGTCTAGTACTTCTTCAGATACATCTAAAGGTTCCCCCTTTCCTAATGCAGACAGGGCTTCATATATATCTTCTACAAGTGTATTTAATTTCTTTGTCATGTTCTATGCTCCACAAAAATTAACTTACGAGTCTCAGGATTAAATCTTAATAGCTGAACTCCCATTCTAATTTGTTCTCTAGTACGACAATTCTTTTGTCTCTTTATATTTCTTTTATTATCTGTACAATCTGTTTTAACATCTATCAATGTTATGTTTCCTTTACTATCTCTAGCTATTAGATCAACAGCACCTGTACATCCTGCATTTTTAAACACTTCATACCCTTTATCCCACAACCATGTCGTTGCGTAGTGTTCTCCCATATCTCCTAGTCTATTTTTATTAATGTGTCTCACTCCAATTACCTCCAACTTTATATTCACCATCCAAAGGACAGCGTAATTTATAATAATTACCTGCTGTTTGTATACAATCCACAGCAAGTTTACCTACGAAATCTGCTAAGTCTTCCCTAACTTCCATCTGCCATTCATCATGAATGTTAGCTACAAACTTTGCATCTAATGTTTGTAAATTTATTAGAGAGTCTAGCATAGCTAATGCTCTCTTCATTAAGATAGCACCGCCTCCTTGTAATAAGGAATTTAAAGCTGAGTGCTCACTCCGTACATATATCTTCCTACCATCTAATCCTTTCAAGTATCCTTTCTTTGCTGATCTTTTAACTTTATCTCCAAGATGTTTAAATGTTGGTTTATTATCAAAGAAATGTTGTCTAAGTCTTTTACCATCTCGCAAACCTCCTCCAACCACGTTGCCAAGTTTCTTATCTCCTGCTCCGTATATGAGGGCATAGATGAATGTTTTAGCCTGATCTCTTGATTCAAGTCCTGCAAGTTTTTGATTAAAGGTGTGTATATCTCCGTTAATGATTTCATTTGTAAACTCCTCGTCATTCATGTAATGTGCTAGTACTCTTAACTCAAGACCACTAGCGTCTATTCCAACTAATTTATAACCATCTTCTACAATCCAGCATTGTCTGCACTCATCTCCATAAAGACTTTTAACATTAGGAACCTGTGCCATATTAGGTCTTATGTGAGACATTCTACCGGTTATAGTACCATTAGGTATTATCCAACCATGCACTCTATCATCTTCCTTAATAGCTTTAATCCAAGAATCAATTTGTGCTATGCGTTTTTGTAATAATAAATATTCTCCTATTAGTTTAGCTTCAGGTATTCCTTTTATATTAACTAATACATTTTCATCTACCATAGGTTGTCCAGTAGGTGTAAATCTTTTAGGCTTCCATCCAAAATCCTGTAAGTATTCTCCTATTTGTTTACGAGAACCAAGATTAAACTCTTGTAATTTCTGTCTCATAAAAGGATCATAACATTCTGATTTAATAATTGAAGCATACTCCTCATCAGTTAATCCTCTCTTAGATAGAGTTCCATCTTTCTTTATATAAGGAGTAACTAATTTATCATCTACGAATCTAGGAACAAATACTTTATGTACCTCATCTTTAGAAGCTTGCATCCTTTCCCTTAACTCAGCTAATAATAACTCAGCCTTTTTAGAATTAAACTTAAACCCATTCCATTCTTGTTGCCTAAGAGGTAAAGCTACTTGCTGTTCTAATTCAAAACTTTCTTTAGAGAATCCTTTACCTTCTTCTTGTAAGGTTTTAAATACAAGAGTATTTAATTCTACATCCCTTACACAATAGTCTAACATCTCTTGAGAATACTGTTTAAAAAATTCTTCAGGGTTTTCTATTTTTGTTTTAAGAAATCCTAGTCTGTATCCCCATTTATCTAAGCTATGCCCACCTTCACGAGAAGGATTAAACAATCTGGAAGCAACTAAAGTATCTATTATTGTTTTACCTTTTACTTTAAAAGAAGTAAGCTTAGTTAATATTGGTATATCAAAGCCTATAATATTATGTCCAATTAAAGTTGAAGCCTTGCTTAAAAGCTCAAGTCCTGCCTCTAATTCCCAAGGTTCAAACTTAAATACTTCTCCTGAGTCAACATCTTGTGCAACAATACAATGGATAACATCCACACTATTCAAGCCTATATCGTATGCACCAATAGGTGATGTCTCTATATCAAATACTAATTTCATAACTAATACTCCAATGCAGTAAACTCTGCGTCATCGTTTTCAAAAGATGCCTTAGCTAATTCACTAAGCCTACCTGTTTCTCTATCGTAAAGTAAATGGGTAGCCATACCCACATCTCCTGTGTATCTAGATTTAAGTATACGCACACGAGTTGTATTAGATTCATTAGGATCATCAGCCTGTTGATTTCTTTCTAATGCTATAACACAATCACTCAACTGTGCAATAGCTTGGCTGCCCCTGAGATGGCTTAAGCTTACCTCAATACCATTCTCATGTCCTTTGTTACCAATAGTCCTACGTAAGTGGCACACTAACATAAGTCCTACTCCTGTTTCTTCCACTATACTTCTTAACCTAGTCATTATATTATCAATCGCTCTACGTTCATCTCCTTCTGAAACAGCAGACACTAACATATGTAAGTGATCTATAACAACCCACTTGCAATCACAAGCTATAATCATAAACCTTAACTTAGCAAATATCTCATCAATACTATTCGTACCAAAGTGAGCATGAACCCATACTCTATTTTTATTCTCGCCATCATACAACATATCAAAGAAATTGTCAAGTTCTTTTTCAGAAAACTTTTCCCTCTCCTGATCTATATACAATCTAGCATTAGCTTCGATAGATAGAATACCATCAATAGTTCTTCTCCAATCTTCTTCTAAAGAAATGATACCAACATTATCATTAGTATTCTTTATTAGATGATGCTCTAACTCACGAGTTACTGAAGACTTACCTAGTCCTGTACCACCTGTAAGAGTAACTAATTCTCCCTGTCTTAAACCATATAGTTTTTTGTTAAGTCCTTCCCAAGGATAAGGCACACTAGGTTTCTTTTCCCTGTTAAAGAATTTACTTTTCTCTTCTGATACATTGATAACACCACTAGGTGTATAAGTCTTAGCACTCCACCAAGCCTCCATAAAATCCTTATGCTTGTTAGCTTTAAGCATATCATTAGCATCTTTGAAGACATCAGGTAAGGTCATAATCTTAGCCTTACTTGGTTGAAAGAGTCTAGCTACTTTCTTAGCAGCATCCTTACCACTAGTATCATTATCAAAACAGATAACTATATTCTCAAAACTTTCAAGAAATTCTAAGCTATCCTTGACATCTCTTTCTGCACCTGCTGCACCTCTTTTAATAGAGACTGCTGCCCACTTGCTTCCCATTAATTCATAGGTAGCCATCGCATCACATTCGCCTTCAGTTATGGTAATGAACTTACCTCCTGATTGAAACAACTGTTCACCAAATAATCCTGTCTCTTCAAAAGAACCTTCCAACATAAAGTCTTTAGGTAGCTTTCTAATTTTAGTTGCACTTAGTTCATGTCCATTATAGTATGGATAGTTATGTTGTGTAGGCTTACCATCTAAGCCATTAACTACTGTAACACCATACTTTTTAGCAGTAGCTTTAGATATATTTCTATCTGATAATGCATTGAAAGTACTGGTACTATTAGTATTGATCATAGGTTTAACTGGATTCTCTATCTGTTTAGTTTTAAGTACACCATCCACATCAAATGTACCACTCACGAACCAG